ATTTGCATATTTCCAGTAATTATCTCATCGTATGTAAATGAGCCACCACCTTCTACTTTTAAATCACCTGTGATAGTAAGGTCGCCATATATACTTCCACCGCCTGATAACGAGGCGGGTCTACTCATTGACATTAGAGAATACCTACGACTTTAAAACCAGTTTCAGTACTACCAAAATAAAACGAATCACAAGCAAATGGTACAATTGCACCGGGAGCAAATAAAGCTGATACAGCAGCTCCGGGTATTACTAGTGAACCACCACCAGCTAAATTTAATGTTAAATCATGTGAATTTGTTGGTACAACGATACCCATTAAGGCCCGTGTAGTTGATGTAAATGATACTGCAGTACCACTAGTTGCTGTTTTAATTTCTGCTACGGAAATAGGAGAGCCAGTTTCTCTGACGCTCCAACTTTGAACACCTGCCATCTTGTTTCCTTTCTATGCCTTACCGAGCTTGACAATTCTCATGGGCATATGAGTCTATATTTACCTAACTGAGTAGGTTGGAATAGGAGTACTGATAGATATATTTCTTTTATTACTTTGGTCATCAGCAACCTTTTTCCAAAATTCTTTCATATAATATTCTTTTGCTTGAATATCTCCTTGAAGTTCTAGTTGTTTTGCTTTCATAAAATCTACAACAGCAAGACATAACATCCTATTTAAATTAACATGAGCAGACTCATCAGCGGTAGCCCCAGTCTTAGGAATTTGATATATTGTAATACTTTCTCCAGTGTTCTCATCTGTTAATGTAGAACCAGAAACAACCATATTTGAATTACCACTTCCACTAAAACTATCAATAGTATAATCACCATCATTACTAGTTGAGCCTATTACTCTAATTTTATCACCTACTGCAAATCCGCTTGTTGTATCCCAAAAATTATTAGTATTATCTGAAGTTATTCTTGTTCCTGAAAGAGCAAAACTAATATCCGTTCCAGATGCTCTAGCTGAAGTAGTTTCTAATGATTCTGATATAAATAAATCACTTTCAGAAAATGCAGTATATTCAATTCTAAGTCCATTAGAAATATCTTCATCTGGATAAATTAATTGTGGAGCTATTCTTTCTGCTGGAAGACGTATTTTATAATCACCTAATGTATCAATAACAGAACCATCTGCTATTTGCCAAAGATGTATGTATCTTCCTTGAAGTTGATAAAACCAATATTTATGAGTTCTATAACTCATACACCAGCTCTATTCCTCAATTTGTTTACGACATTATTCATACTATCTAATTTATGTTCTAATAAAGTTATTTTTTGTAAAAGCATTGCAAATTTATCTTCTGGTTTCTTATTAATAACATTATTTGTTTTTACTTTTTCTTCTTTTGACTTTGAACTAACAAACATAATCTCTCCTTACTCTGGGTCTGTATCTTCTGAAACCACTGGGTCAAAAGACAGACGTTTTATTTTCTTATATTTTGAATCAGAAGTATCTTTAACTGATATAGATTTTAAAGCAACCATATCAAGTGGTAAGATATATTCTCTTTCACCATCAATAATATTCTGTTTATTTACTTTTATTTCTTCTCCATGAGAAGACTTAATAGTATGAATAGCATCTTTTATCCATGCTAAAGCAAGTCCAGTACTATTAACACCAGACCTTTCCATCATTTCTTTAACAGTCATTAATCTACAACTAAATATTCTACAGCTAAATGACCTGCACTTGTATTATTACTTCCATCTGTATCAACTGTTCTGACATGAATACCTGTACACGCTATTCCAGCATTGTCATCTTTTAAGACTATTGCTTCTCCAGCATCTAAAACAGAAATAAGAGTTGAACCACTCATTACTTTTAAAGATTTATCTAGAGCATCTCCTAATGCTGTTGCAGAACTAAATGTATAACCAGTATTTTTTATAAAAACAAAAGTCGCAGTACCTTCAGAACTAATATCAGTTGTATCTGCTGAATCTATTGCTTCCATATAATTAACAGTTGCATTTAAATAGCCTTGGTCAGCTGCAGTCCCAGCATAGCTAGCGCATGTTGCAGTCCCACTACCACCTAATGATTTATTTACTTCACTTGCAATTACATAAGTAGTTCCAGAATTTTCATTTGTCAATTCTTCTTGTGGAGTACAACTTACTGCAAATGTTACTTTATCGGCCATGTTTATCTCCTATATTGTTGTTGTTGCCCTTGCTGTTCTGGAGGTGCAGTTGGTTGTTGTTGTTGAACTGCTCCTGCCATTATAGTAAAGGCAGTGTTGTATTGTTCTTTTAAGTTTGCCATTCTACTTTCCATCCATCCATAATCAGTAACTGACTTTTGTAATCTAGAAGTAAACTCTTGTACTTTATTTGCTAGCTCAGCTGAAAATGATTGAACTTCTGCGCTGAATTTAGCAATTTTACTTTGATTGTCTTGATTTATTTTTCCTGCTTCAGATTGATATTTTTCTAAATCTGATTTATAGGAAGTAGTTTGTTTTGCTAAGTCTTGTGTAAACCTTTGACTTTCTTTTTGAATATCAGCATTTAATTTAGCTACATCATATCCAGTCTCTGCTTGATATGTTTGTAATGCTTTAGCAACTTTTTGTTGATAATTTTGAACATCATTTTTTACTCGCTCTGATTCTGATTGAATATCAGTTCCATATTCTTTTAATAATGATGCATAATCATTTTGATATTTTAAGAAATTCTGATTCCATTCTTCATTAACCCATTCTTGTATTTTAGAGTTTACTTCAGCTTGATATAAACCTACTTCTGAAGAATATTTCTGTAATTTTTGTCCATCATCTGCTTGTGATAATTGAGCATTCTGTATTGATATTTGTAGCTGGGCCTGATACTCTACATTCTCTTTATTAAATGTATTTAATCTATTTTGTATATCACTTCCATATTTTTGTATTTCAGCTGCGTTTCTTGATTGCCATTCATCTATTTGAGATTTATTTCCATTAACAACTTTATTTACTTCAGCTCCATAACTACTTATTTCTTGTTGATATTTTTGAAGTTTTTTAGCCTCATTAGAATCAGCAAGTTGAGCTTCTTGTATTTTTTCTTGCACAGTTGCTTGATAGATAACATTTTCTTTATTAAAAGAATTTACTGCATTTTGTATATCAGCTGAATATTTTTGAATATCAGTTTGTCTTTCTACTTGCCATACTTTTAAATCGCCTTCTAAATTTTGTTGATACTCCTGAACTTCTTTACTTACTTGTGATTGATAACTTTGAACTTCATTAGAATATTTTTGAAGTATTTGACCATCATCACTTTGAGATAACTGAGCATTTTGTATTGCTACTTGTAAATCAGCTTGGTATTCTACATTAGATTGATTAAAACTATTTAAGTTATTTTGTATGTCACTAGCATATTTCTGTAAATCTGTTTGTCGTTCAGTTTGCCATACTCGCAAATCACCCTCTAGGTTTTGTTGATATTCTTGTACTTCTTTATTAATATTATTTTGATAAACTTGTAACTCAGCTTGATATTTTTGAATTGATTGACTATCATCTGCTTGAGAAAGGTCAGCATCTTTCATTGCTTTTTGCAATTGAGCTTGGTATTCTATATTTGCATCATTAAAATTATTTAATTGATTTTGTATATCAGCCTGATATTTGCCTATTTGAGCGCTAATTTCTTGAATTTTTGCGCTTGCTAATTCAGTATCTTCATCTGTAGAAATAAATGTATCTACAGTACTAAAATCTGCAGAGGCAACTGGAGCTGTATAAACTGGAGCCGTTGTACTGAAGCTAACTGAATTACTTGCTAATGATGGAGCTACTGGTTGAGCTGCAGATATACTTAAATCTGAAATAGTCGGAGCTGAACCTAATGATAATACAGGTTGTGTATATGTAGGTGCCGAAGATGAAAAAGAAACACTACTAGAGCTTAGAACAGGAACTGTTGGAGCAGAAACTGATATACTTAAATTTGATATTGTAGGCGCATCTGCTAAAGAAAGAACTGGTTGTGTATATGTCGGAGCGCTACTAGAAAAATCAGCAACTGTTTGAGCTGATATAGAAGGCGCTACTGGTACACTTGGAAAAGACCAAGTAATTGTAGGAAATGTAGTTAACGAAAGAACTGGCTCATTATATGAAGGAGCCGTTGTACTAAAAGATACACTATTACTAGTTAAAGATGGGGCTACTGGTACACTAGGTAATGTCAAACTTCCAACACTTCCTAATGTAGGAGCGCTAAAAGATGGACTTACATAAGCAGGAAAATCTCCAACTTCACTAAAAGAAACATTTGCATCTGCTAAAGAAGCAGGTGGTACAAATGCACTAGGTTCAGTAAATGATGGTAAACTTGTACTTACACTTGACAAACTTACACTAGATGGAAGAACAGGAATTGTAATTGCATCTGGTAAACTTTTAGCAGACAATGAATTTTCTAATGATTTTATTGATGCATATAATACTACTAAATATACTTTATCATCTGGAAACCATTTTATACCAGTGCTATCATATTGCAAATCAGTTCCATCTGACTCTTCTGGGTCATAGTTAACATATAAAACTTTGAATGTATCATTTCCAGATGTTGATGGAGCTGGATATACATGAACATTTCTATTTTGAGTAATCATATAAACTGGATTAAACTTAGATGCATAGTGTAAACTACTAGTATCTGTTACTTTGTATTGTAATCCAATATTTTCTTTTCTACATGGATACCATTGACCATCATTTCCATCTTCTCTGACAACTGAAAGTATCTTACTTGAACCAACATTTATTCCATTACTTGTTTGTTCCGCACTTTCTCTAGAAAAATTATTTGCTTCTCTAGGATTAATACTTAGGCATCTACTTGTAACATCTATAACACCATCTTTTAAAAATTGTGTTAATTCAGTTTGCGTAGGAGAACTGCTACCATCTATTGATAATCCAGTTTGTCCTTCTACTTGTGCTTCAAATGTTGCCATATTTTAAATCTTTCAATGTGTGGGGGCTGAAGTGCAATACAACAGCCCCCCATTATATGAATCATTATATCGTGTTATTACCTCACGAATTTCAGATTATGAACGACTAGCAGTTCCAGTATTCCAAGCACCAGCTGTTAAAGCAGTTGCTTCTAATACATACCAATGTGAACCATCACAAATGACTTGAACTCTATCACCAGCTCCAACTGCTCCATCAGATGAATCTAATTGAATAAAATCATCATCAGAAGGTTGGTCGTGGACACCACCGCCATCAATGCCGGCTCCCATTAAGTATGTGGTAGCTGCTGCAGTAGCAAGGATAAAATCCTTAGTAGCTTCAGCATCACTCTCAATAGACATTATAAATGTAAAGATAGCTCCTCTAGATACTGCTGCATCTGGTAAAACAAATGCTGCTGTATTTGCAGAGATATCAACAATATAATAGTTGCCTGCGTCACTAGCTGTGAGTGTTTTAGAAGGCGATGCCACTGTGCCATCTGATGCCGGTTTTAGATGCTCTACAGCACCTAACCTTGCGTCAGCTTGCCTGTCGTGCTTATTTTGTCCATACATTGGATTACCTAAATATCCCATAGATTATCTCCTTATGTTATGACCAATAAGCATGAGCTTCAGGCATTTGCCATTCCATCCCAGCTTCGGTTTGAATTAAGTCAACTCTGCGGTCAACACCACTATTTTCCAGAGTTTGAACTCCAACATAAATAGCTGTATCACGATTAAGACCATTACCAGCAAGAGGTCTGTAATTACAATACCTCATGTTTACGGCAAGCATCTTAATAGGACTCTTGTCTAAGTGTACATTTCTAACGACTTTCATATCTCCGTATGGAGTAGAAATTACGTTAATTGCAACACCAAATCGTTTTAAAGAACCTTGCTTAGCAAAGTCATAACGACCTAATGATGCATCATCAGGCGAAGAGTTGTTCGGGCCAACCATGCCGATGTTGTTTGCAAAATATCCACTTAGCTTATTTAGCCAATTGTATGTTGCAGTATCACAAAAGAATACAGAGGCATTTGCATTGTTGTATCTTGGGTCAAGGTAATTAGACAAATCATCAAGAAAATCATCTTGAGTTTTTGTTGCTAATGTCAAGCTGAAAACATTTCCATAATTAGAAATAAAATCAACTGCACCTTGAGTATACTGAACGCCATTAGTTGAACCTTGAGAACCGAAAAGCAAAGCTTGTTCGATATCCCATTTATGTTCAATTAACTTTTCACGCCATATTCTTGCGAACTCGTTAGGCTCGTACTTCAGCACTGTTGCACGAGTTGTATTGTCCATTGCCAACGACGTTTTAAAGATTTGAGTTAATCCAAATCCTGTGCTAAACGGTTGGTCTTTCCATGTTTCAGGATATCCAGCTCCTTGTGAATGAGCTGTTCCTACTACATGACTCCTTACAGGTTCAAGTTCTGAAGCGATTTTCTTTCCATGTACTTGTACTGCTGAAGAACCAAAAGCAAGTTCGTCACTAGACCATCCAGCTAAATAATTATAGCCAGAAGCTGCGACTTTCACTACTTCTAATTCCAGCATAACACATTCCCTACTATCTTTAGTAAGAGAATCTGTTACAGATTTTACACGGCCTAGAATTTCACTACCAGCATCTCCACCACCATCAGTAGATGACAAAGGTATACGAACAACTTGGTCTTGCATAAAGAAAGTAGGTCTAGTACCACTAGCCCCAATATCTATTTTGCTACCAGATTGACCATAAATATTCTGAGCGTTACCAGCAGATTTATAGTCAGTTGACATAAACACTTTAACTGTATCTCCAGCTGTCATAGAGTCAGGTGCGCCACCATCGTTAGACGCAGTTAAATCTGCATCTCCGCCAGTGCCACCAACTACTTCTGTTCCATTGCTTTCAACCCAGCCCGTTACATAAGCGTAACGTCTATGATAAGAGTGTCTGCGTTCTGTGAACTTAAACTCAGGGTCATCAGTAGGCTTTTTTGCAACTTTAGATACAAAACGGAAGAAAGGGTCTTGATTTATTGCTAATTCAGAAACTCTATCTCCGAAGTTATATTTCCGCCTGAGGTCACCAGTATCTTTACTAGTTCCATCAGACCAAGCTGCTACGTCAGAATAGGTACTTATACCTAATACGTCTGAAGCCATAATAAACTCCTTAGTTTAGTTAAATGATTGGCATTAGCCAAACATTGATTCTAGTTCAGAGTCCAATCCTAAAATACTGTTGAATACTTGGTCGTCTTGTGATACATTATCAGACCTACTTGCTCCACCAACTGCAGATGCACTTTGTGGTTTCTGTCTAACTCGCTTCATCTGCTCGGTCATATCTTTCCTTGCAGAATCAGCTACATTTTTATCACGGTTTTCACGATTTTTTAAGTAGTATATATCATCTAAAGACAATGAACGAGAATTAGCGAAACTAATAAATTCTTTCCACTGTTCATCATTCATATCATACTTTGCTTTAAACTCTTTTTCAGCCGTCACGCGATTAACCTGACTTTCTTGCTCTTGTGCAAACTTACCAAGACGTTGTTGTACAACACCATCTATTGTAGTTTGAAGAACTTTTGCTGAATCAGAATTGCTGTCTGTGACAGCTTCGTCAGCGTCAAATATAAAATCGTCATTCAAACCAAGTCTTTCTGTTACTGATTTAGGGGTTGAACCACCACCCTCAAAATAGTTTTTCACATGAGAAACTAAGTTGGGGTCTTTTCTCATTGCATCGAGAACAGGTACATAGGGTTCTAATTCGCCTAAACGAGAGTTAAGTCGTTGAGCTTCTGCACTAGAATCACTATATCTCTTTTCCCAATTATGCTCTTGCGAATTAGTTTCTGGGCTCATTTCTGAGGTTTCCTCCACTTTTTCACTTTGCATTTCTGCTGGTTCATCTTCTTGCTCCAGTATCCCTTCATTTACCTTACGGTCAAGAGCTTCAAAAAAATCGTCAGCCGCTTTTGGCGAGCTATTATCAGGACTATCTATACTATTATCTTCAAGCATAGCTAGGTTATCTGTATTATTGTCAGCCATAATTTCTCCTTAATTTAATTTAGTAGCAATAACAAAATCAACTATTCTTTAGCATCAGGTTTTGAAGACTCAATTTCTCTTTGTCTTGCTCCTATTGCCATTCCTAGTTCTTTCATTTTTGTATTTGTTTCATTTTTTAACTTATCTCTATAAGATGATTGAGCAGCTTCGCTCTCAAGAACATCTTTTTGTATTGACATATCAGCATCTTGTACTTTTTGTTTTATACCAGATTGTACTAATTGTCTTTCTAATGTTTCTATAGTTCCATTTCTGTCTTTTACAAGTGATTCCATTTCTTCTAATTTATTTCTTAATTGCATATATACCGATTTACGTTTAATTATAGCTTCTTTATTTCTTACATCTGTTTCTTGTAACATAGCAATATCATCAATTAATCCAGATTGATACCACTTAAAATATTCTTCTAATAAGGCCCATCTATTTAATGGTAATGTAGAACCACCGATAATTCTTACATCAAATTGTGCAGTTGCATAATCATTCCATTTATTTATAGAATCACCAAAATCATTAAATATAGGAACATTTATTTCTACAACCTTTTCTTCATTTATATTATTTGGTTGTACTATTCTAAATACTTTATGAGCTAAATATGTATCCTGAGCCCAATCTTTAAATATCATTCCTAGATGTTCTAATGCAGGTTCTATAACATTTTGCATCCATTGTTTTATTCTTCTAGTTCCATATTCATCCATTTGTAGCAATCCACGATAAGTTTCAGGCCCGGAACCTGTATCTCCTTGCATTGAAGAATATACTCCCGCTACATATTCCATATCCTGTCTTGCGTTTTGGGTAATTCCATAAAATGCTTGATTTAGTGGAAGGGGTTGGACTGGAGTAGGGGGAGTAAATCCTTGTCTATATTTTAATAAAGCACCGGGAGCAGATGAGTATTTTTCCCATTCATCTTCGGGTACAGAACCTTCTTCATACATCCATCTTAAATTAGATGCTAAATTAGCATTATGTATAAGAATTTGATGAGCTTTATTTAATTCTTGTTGTTTTCCAACTAGTGGACTTACTGCACTAACAGGAAATGGAGTTCCAGTATACTGGTAAACAAAAGGAATTATTGGGTAATCTTTTATTGGAAGAACTTGATTATATAATAACTTATCTCCGACAACAATTGTTAATCTAATTCTATCTTCGTAAAAATCAATTGCATCAACAATAGTATCAGCTATTTGCTTATCTTCCATAAGTATATCGTATTCTTCTTTTAACATAACACGATTTTCAATCTTAGATTCTTTTTCTTTTAATTTATTTAGAACAATCATTTTTTGTTGTTCAATTCCAGCAAATGCTTCTCTTCTTGCTCTTTCTATTTCAAGTTGAGCTCTTTCTTCAATTATTTCTCCTTTTTGAACAGACTCAGCTAATTGTAAAGCCTTTTCTTCTATTTGAACCATCATTTCTGCTTCATAATCTTTTAAGTTTATTTCAACTTCTTTTTTTAGCTCTTCCATTTCATCAGGGCCTGGAGGCATATTAATAAATACATTCATGAATGATATTTTTTCTTTACTATAACATTCATAATAATCTACTATAGGACTTTCTTCGCCAGTAGAATCATAAGAATCACCAGCAGAATCAGCAGGAAATATTAAATCTGTTTCTAATGCATCTCTATTTGAATAATTATTTTGTCCAGCAGAATCACTATTTGCACTATTTATTTGTCGTTTTTTACTAGGAAACAATTTCTCTATTTGAGACTTTGGCAAGTCTTTTCTTATCATTACATATGATGCATCTCTAAATAAAAAATCTCTGGAAGTCGGGTCTGGATAAACATCGAAAGGTTCTACTCTTTTAAAAACAACTTCCCCTAATCCTCTATCTTGGTTAGGGTCTACATCTACTTGTATATATCCAACGCCTTTTACAAGAGAATCTTGAATTACTTGAGCATAAATACTATCACCATTTGAGTTATACCAACAATAGTCTGCAATATCAGAATGCACAGCAGCTACATCAGAATCACTTCCTTCAGCTCCGACAGCCTGCCATCTAGGAGTATTTGCAGTTGCAAAAAATTTCATCATTTCAATAACAGGAGTAATCCTATTAACTGTAAAATTTGGCATACCAGCACTTCTTAGTTCATCTTGTTCGTCTTCTGTAAGTTGCTCTCCTAAGAAAAATTCATATGATTGTTGTGATGTATTTTCCCATTTTCTCCTAGAAGTGCTATTTGCTTTTCTATATAAGTCGTGTGTTTGGTCTACTATTTTCTTATTACCTCTAGCCATTAGTTACCTTCTAAATATTTTTCATATAAATTTTTTGCTTGTCTATTATAACTTCCTGTGCTTTCTGGAAATAAAAGACTTGATAATAATCTTTCGCTACGAACATTCCTACCTTCTCCGTAATGTTGTCCAATTCCATGTAATAATTCATGAAATATTGTCTGCATTTGTTTTGCTTTTCCTTCTTTTTTTCCATATCTGTCTTCAAACCATTCTATTGGTCTAACTTTAATTACATTCTTGCCTGTATATGCTTCTTTAACATTTCCAATAATATCGTCATATTTTATTCCCTCATGCCATTTTTTTTGTTCATATTTACCAGCTGCAAAATGTTCTCTAAAATCAAAAACATCAGTATCGCCTATTTTTAATTGAAGTCTTTCATCGTCAACAGCATCTAATAAATTTTCATAATCTTTTTTAGCTTTCATTTTGCCATAAAAAGGAAGTTTATATCCTTTACCATAAGGAGCAACTTTTCTTATAGCATCTTTTATTTCTGGAATTATTAATTGCAGAAGACTAATATTTAAAGGTGATTCAGTAACAGTTTCTAATGGATTCATTACCCTCTAATCTCCACATGAACTAAATCATCAAAACCATTATCTTTTACTTCGCCATCACCATCCCAGTCGCCGCCCCAACGAACAGAAACATTTAATTGTTTAGCTATTCCTCTAATCATTCCACCCATATAATGAAATCTATCTCTGTCTTCCCAATCAATTGGGTAGGGAGCTAAATCCACCGCCTTTCCTTCTAAATGTTTTGAGTATTTCGTTTTAGATTTTCCTTGCGCCAACAATTCCATTTGTCTAGCCTCTGTCCTCAAGCCCTCAATAATGGTAACATCCATTATTTTAACCAGCTCATTTAGAACATTTACGAGTTCTGGTTTAACTCCCTTTAATCTTTCTTTTGACCTTTTTCCAAATCTAGGCATCTTTTTTCCTCTGTGTTTGTGAATATAAAGTATCTATTTTCCTCTTAGCATGGTATTTACTATTAGGAATAAAACTTTGCCAATATGATTTTTTAGCTCCTCCATCATCAAATCCCTGAGTTCCAAGTTCCCCTTTTGATTTCATTGAAAGTTTACTTGTGCTTTTTGGTAATGATATATCGTGAGTTTCTTTTGTTGCCATTATGCTGTTATCCAACTTTTAGCTTTTTTAATTCTTTTTACCCAATTATTCTTTTTACCCTTGTGCATATTAGGCGGAAATGAGTGTACACAAGCATAATAAAGACTCTCTATGGTATCATCATGAGACATTTTAGGCCCGAATGTAACTATTTCATGCGATAAATCAAAGTGAGACTCTCTTATATGTACCAAACCCATCGAAAATCTGCCCGAAAGTCCACTATAGATGCGATTAAGTTTGTTTGTACCGCCCGGTTTCTCTGGTATAACGGCAATACTGAACTTATTTAATCTTCTTCTTTCATCATTTAAAGCCTGAAAGATACTTCTATTCATTGCAACGTCTTCAACTGTAGCTGATGTACAATTATATTTCTCATATAATTCTATTATAAAATCAACAACACCTTTTTTACCAATAATTTGTCCATCTACTTTACTTCCAATTGTAGGAATAGCTCGATGTCTTTCATATTCGAGTACATAAACATTACTTTCTGGGTCTATTGCAATTACCATAATTACTGAAAAGTCAGATGTTTTTGTATCTATATCCGTAGCTGGGTCACAACCAATAAATATATTAACTGGTATTTCTTCCCCATTTTTCATAATATAATTTATTCCATCCCTATTTTCGTAATGACCTGTCCAATATTTTAAATGTTTTCTAGTCCATACTGAATCATCTTCAGATTGTACTTCCATCATATATTCTTGATAGAACTTTGTACTTTGCCCAGAATCTATATAGAATTTCTTTTTTTCTTCTAACTTTGCTTTATTAAAAAATGAAGTCCATAATGATTCACCACTAGGTAAGATTGCTTTATATGTAATTAGTTTCCAAGCAAAATCTTTATTGTCTTTTTTAGCTTTTGCATGATTAGTAAGAAGATTGTTAATAAAAGAGTCATAATGTACAGGAGTACCATTGATACGAAGACGACCAGTATGGGGCTCAATAGCAGGATATACAACAGCGGTAACAAGATTAGCATTTTTATCCCTAGACTCTTGAGTGAGTGTATTTGCTTCGTGTTCGAAGTCGTCAAGGATAATGAGGTCATATCGTTTATGGAGTTTTGCTCCACCCCGTATCCCAGAGACATTACT